GCTCAAAATTTTTGGCAAAAGTTCTCAAGATTTTTGGCAAAAATGACCTAGATTTTAGAAGTAGTTCATAGAGGGAAAGCCCGATAGATTTACCCTCTATTTTATTTGCTTTTTATATTCGTTATTTAAAACTCTTTGATGGGCATAATTTGTCTTATTCCTGAGCATCCAAGCGTTTCTGAATCCGATCAATGACATTAGACCATCGTTTGTCAGTTTCAGATATTTGCTGATTAAGCGCTCTAGTTGAGCGACTTGTTCTTACCGAGTCAATAACGACATAAATATTTGTAATTATCAAGGTTGTAATTAGTGCAACGTAAATACGCCGACTCCACTTCGTTTGGTGTTGCTCCTCCATTGTTTTTCACCATCCTTCTTTTTCAGATAAGGGGTATTTAAAAGCTCCAGGTCGTGAGACCAGGGGCTTTCTTACTGCGCATAATGCGTCAACTGTCTACTAACCTAGCACTGTAATTGTTCTTTCAGCAATTACAATTTCAACCTCGGAGCGTATTGGTAACTCGACTCCACCAATTAGCTTTGTTTCTGGAACTTCTCCAATAGTCATACGACTTGCCATCACCAATGTTGCATAAGAGTTAACCAATTTACCTTGTATAATCGTCATATTAATCCAACCTCCATTAATAAATTTAGTGTTCTTAGTTCAAATTCAGCTTGGTCAATCTCGTTTTGAGACGGCATGAGGGAATCAAGAAGTGCTTGCTGTTCTGCCAATTGACGCTCTAGCTCGTGTTGTAGTATTTCTTCGGGAAAGAAATCTCTTTTGGTTACTTCCCCTGTAGAGCAGTTTACTTCATGAGCACCGTACAATTACTTCACCCCCCAAAGCTCAAAGGTAGTACCTTCTCCAAATTGGGCACTAGCTGGACTGGAAGAGATAAGAGAAATTTTGCTAATTACTACACTATCATTCCCCCATCCGTGCGATTTTGGCCCTACAACTGAAGAAGAGGATGTAACGAACTCACTCTTAAGGGTCTTTTTCTTCGCAGCATTATTTGCAATACTGCACTCAAGTAGTCCTCTAAAGTTTGCTGCATTACCCACTATTAAATTGGGAAGATCTATCTGGGAACTTTGTCCACTCGCATCGTAGTAACTGTACGAACTACTATCATCATTAAAGCGTAGCCATAAACCTACTGCAGAGGTCGTACTAGATACGATCTGATGTCCTATGATTTTTAGGAGTCGATAGGTAGACGGAATTGAAGAAAAGGCAAGTGTACTGGGAGCGCTAGAATCCACAATAATTTCTGCAATCTTTTCCCAGGCTCCATCACTTAAACTAACTGTTTTCCACTCGGGAGCAGTGGCACCAGCATTCATAGAGAGTAGTTGACTTGCTGTTCCCTTTGCTAACCTCGCTGGCGTATTTGCACCAGAAGCATAGATAATATCTCCCGCTGCCGTTAATAGGGATTGCAGGCTAACCATGTATTGGGGTGCTGTAGCCCCTGCGTTCATGCCTAGCGCTTGGTATGCTGCTCCCTTTGCAAGTCTAGCCCAAATTCCTGCCGCAGTAGCGTAGGGTATATCACCTTGAGTTGTCAATAAGGCCAGTGCTAACTTTTTGTCTAGTTCCACCTTGAGCCCAGCCGGGTGTACTGCCCTAGTATTATCTGTGCCAGCGGTAGTCTCGGCAGCGGTAGCAAGTTCGACATGTCCTTTGACTGTCTCTATCGCAGTTTCCGCCTTATGCGTATCAAGGTCAGTGTCTAATGCATACTGAGTGTGTGGATCAGCTGCCCCCATATGTGCGACTTGGGCATCGGACACTCCCTTGACTGTTTGATTCGTCCAACCAACTCCAGCCAGGGCCAAAGCGAATGCACTCATAAATGCATCGTTATTGATCAGTCGCTCAAATAACGGGTTGAAAGTATCTGGATGAGCTAAATCTGTTGTTTCAAGCTTTCTTAAATCAAGGCTATAATCCAAAGGAACATGAATATCTTGGTTAGGCACTTAGTACACCCCCTAAAATTCATCATCTATTTCGAATACCATTTCGGCATCGGCATCTTTTTCTTTATTTCGAAATGTCTTGATAGCTACAATGTCGCCGTCAGAGTCAATTAATGCTATTTCATTGATCTTTTGATCTGCCAAATCAGGTTTAAGCAATCGACACGAATACCGGCATGTTGTAGCAATCGGAAAACTGTGTTCAGTTATATCTTTTCTGAGTAGTTCATGGTTTAGCGCGATATCAGTTCCAACCGGTGGAATAGGGGTGCCATCCAACGTTACACCTTCATCGCCAAAAGCCATTTTAGTTATGGACGGTAAGGTTATTTCTCCTGCTCTTGCACTTGCAAGCTTCTGCCTACCAATATTAGTTGTGACACTATTCGCCATTACAATTCCTCCTCCCATATCGCAGCACTTAACTCCTTAGTTCCATCGAGTCTAAAACTACCATCCAATCGCCATAAATTATATTCCGTGGTTAGCATTGCCTTTAAATCTTGGCTTGTAGGTACTGACATCTGAAGATACGTCCTCATCGGCATAGGCTCTCTATATCCTACATATCCGCTCAATAAATTAGTTCCGTCAAGCATCCAGCTTCCATCTAACAAAATACTGATATTTCCAAAGAAGTTGACTGCCATTGTATTTTTTACGACTGTTTCATTTGCACTGCTAGGATTAGATGAATAGAGTTGAAAGCCATAATTAGGGAGTGAGCTAGCCATTTTCACATCTCTTACTGTGCTTTTAACTGCATTGAAAGTCTTACACAAATCTATATCTTGCTCATCAATAATTATCATGAACTCGGCCCATCGTTCAGGATCTTTCTTCCAAAGTGGCTGAATATCAAAATTTTTGAATCCTAGACTTCTTAATGCATAAACAATTCCTTCGTTGCTTCCTGCTTTTTCAGCAATGATATTCTTCATCGACAATCTGATTCTGTAGTTTTCAACATCTTCACCCTGGAATCTTGGCATATTTCTGTCTCGTCCATGTTCACTCAGCATCTTTCCACTAGCACTGATAATCATAGACTCCTCACGAACTCTGAAGATATCCTGCTTCGATTGGTCAAACACCTTTCCAAACACCTTGAAAAGTATATAAAACTGATTCTTCGTCTTGGCAATTTTCTTGAGAGGTCCCGGAAGAAGGTAGTACATATAATCTTGAAACTTTTCAAACATAGCTTACACCCACTCAACACTTATATTGAGTAAACCAAGCATAATAACCTTGTCATTGCTTAGGATCACGTCATCAGCAGGGGACACGATGTTTGTTTTCTTGTAAACTTTGATTTCGTTTTTCAGTGCATATCTAATGTCATCTAGGTATAAATTGTTTAATTCTCTATCCTTACTGACCACCAGCAGCGCAGTGATAATTTCTTCAGCTCTTTCCACGATGCCTTCATCACTTGCATCTTCTGCAATGAATATAACAATTTCAATGTCCTGCTGCACGACCTCTGATGACTTTATGAGTAAGTTATCATACGGCCCTTTTATTGTGATAGCTTCAACTTCCACTTTATCAAGTAAGCCTTGGGTTGCAGCTCCTGCCGGAGAAGTCACTATTATATCAATTGTTCCTTGACCCCGAGGATGCATGTCATCAACTCTTACAAACAGGACTCCTTCAACTGCTTCACAAACATTCTTGTATTTATCACTAATAGGATTAGTTGAAAGTTCTGCCCATGAATTGAGAGTTCTTGTTCTCAAACTCTCAATATCCTCAGTGTCGCTTCCTTCTTGAACGAGCCAATCGGAGGCATTGGATATCCTGTCAACACCTTCGATGTGAGTGAGGGACTTTGTTATTTGTCCAGGAGGAACATTATATTTTGCGCCCGTTGTTTCAGCCATCACAAGAACCTTCTGACTTAAGGAATCGGTTTGAAGAATTGCATCCTCTACTACCAAGAAGCGGAGCTCATCGCCATTAATGTCTTGCTCTGTTTTGAACACGTCTCCTTTAGCAATCTTGACCGCATCTCCAGGAGCATCCCTCTCGATGGTTACATATCCACTTGTTTTTGTTGGCTGCTTTAGCTTCTTCGAGAAATCTGCTGCCTTAAGCTCCATCCACACATCCTGAGCATGTGAGGCAAAAGTGTTGTTAACTACACCCCTTAAGAGCTTGACCAACTCAATTCGTATTCGGAGGAGTATCATCAATAGAGTATAGAAAACGCCCCCTGAACTGAAGTTCGTTATCGTAAAACCTTCTGAAGCTAACTCATCCTGGATTGAGTTCTTCAGCTCGTTTATGTCCGGCACTGGGAGGATCTCGTCTAGTATTTTATCATCAATCATACGATCACAACCTCAACCTTGACCCGATCCAGCGCAACATCCAAGTTGTACTGAGCTAAGTCATTGATAAATTTGAAAGATACTCGGATAAAGATTGTGTCACTATTGAACTCAAGCTTTGTTTTGATCGTTCCATTGTCAATGGATTCTCTTTTTGAGAGCTTCATCTTGACCCTTTGTTCGATCTCAAGCCTCGTCAGATCATCATCTAGTGCCTGAATAAAGTCAAGCAGCGACCATCCCCAATCTCGGTCATAAAAGAGTTCTCCTTCTTGGGATGAAGCTTCGAGCCGGATGTCCTGGATGATGCACTCCGCATTTGAAACGAGGGGAGCGTCGCCATTTGTAGCAGGAGTCAACTGCCAATTATCATCTAGTTTAATATCTGTATCGTATAGACCTGCCATCAAATCACCTTCCCGACTACAAAAACATCGAGCTTACCATACAGGAGAACTACCGCCGCAACATCTCCGTAATCAAGCTTTTCCTTGGACTTTACCTCCAGTATCTCAGGAAAGCTTGTGTTAATCGCTTTGTTTTCGTCAAGTATTTTGAGATTATACATGTAATAATCCGGGTATTCTTGTGCTTTTGTGATCTTTGCGTAAACAGTGGCAGGGAGCTTTACATGTTGATATCTTACCTGAATAAGCTTTTCGATGACATTTTTGATCATCTGCTCCAACACAGCTCTCCCTCCTTAGAAGTAAATATAGGTTCGAATAAATCCCGTTTCATTTGTCGTGAAGACAACCTTCTTGGTTTCAAATTCCCCGGATATTTTCGGGTGCCTTACAATGATTCTTTGTGAGTGCTTGATGAAGGGCGCGGATACAGTTTCAAGCTCCCAAACTCCTCCTGGTCTTTCGAGGGATATGATATTAACTGCATATTCAAACTCGTATACTTTCTTTTGCTCCGGCTTTTCTCCCCAGTAGAACACGCCTTCGAGGAAAAAGAATTCTTCTTTGATCTTCCATATAGCGTGGATCTCTTCGATGACTGATATTACATTCTTTCGGAAGATCGGTATCGTTTTTCGCTTTTGAAAAGTCTTCGAGGTTATCTTCATCTTTATTATTCCTGCCTTGTTTAGGCAGAAATTAAGTATTTCTTGTGGTGTCGCATTTAGAAAAGTATTTGTGATGTAAGTCTCTTCTAAGAATATCATTTCATCCTTCAAAATAACTTCGTTCGAGAAGCTTCCTTCGCTCATTGGATTGACTACATACCCTTCAAAGACTTCATCGAGAACCCCATCATAACCCAGTCTAATTAAGGATTTATCCTTTTTATTAAGGGTAATCTTTTGATTAAACTGCTGTGTGAATCTAACTTTTGCCCAATCGAAGTATGAATTCTTTGAGGAGTAAGCTTCGATTTCAATGCCCTTTTTAAAAAAATATCCCCCGATATTTACACTGATCTCAGGATAAAAGAGCTCGCTTTTTTCCACCATTTCACCTCGTTTAATATTGCTCTATTAGCCTCATTTTTTCCCTAAATGATAGAGTATCAGCATCATCTGTTGCAGCCGTATTAGATGTCTTATCTTGAATTTTTGGAGCTGCTCCTCGGTTGCTTAAGTAGCCCTGGTATTCAGTCGATATAGTTGCATTGGCCGCTGAGGTACTCTTTGCCTTCGAAGCTGCTGAGCTTGCCGAGCTTGAGGTTTCTGTGGCAGTAATAGTCATTGCAACATACTCCCAAAGCTCAATCATGACTGAAAGCTCGTCGTTTTTGTTTTGCTCTTTAGTTGTTAGGTTTTTAAAGATAACTTGTGTTACTCCTCTGACCGCCGTATGTTCATTGACCATTTCGTACACAACGGGCTTTGCCTGACCGCTTTTCTTAAAGAGGTTTTGAATCGCTTCAAGCTTCTGTAGCTTCGTAAGTTCAGGACCATCATAAATGAGAAGCTCCACGTTTATTTTTGCATCCTCATATCCGGTAGCTTGTTTTGGCTTTTCAGTTCTGCCTTCAACCGTTTGTTCCTCAATCAAGGCATCGCTCTTAATTTCAATGCTTTTGAAGAGACCAGGGAGGATAACCCCCCCGATCTTTATGGTACTCTCATCAAGGTATATCAAGGTTATCCCTCCCCAACCAGATCGCTTCCGTTACCGTTCGTGTAGTCTTCGATTTCTTTGAGTAATTTAAAGAGCATCGGGAGATCCTTGAGCTTGTTAATATCCACCTGAATGATTAATTTTTCGATGATAGTTGCCTTTTCTTTGTCTTTAGAGCTTTGATTGTTCTCCGCTTTTTCTCTTGTGATTTCCTTTATGTTAACCTTTTTAACTTCTTCACGAGATGTCACATTAGTAGGACTTTGAGCAAGAGCCGAGGTAGGAGTTGGTACTGGGTCTGGTGACAGTGCGACTGCCGGAACGATAGCCGGAGTAGCAACAGGGGCCGGAGTAAGAGCCTGGGTAGGAGTTGGTATTGGGGCTGGTTCCTGTGCGACTGCTGGAACGATAGCCGGAGTAGCAACAGGGGATGGAGTAAGAGCCGAGGTAGGAGTTGGTACTGGGTCTGGTGCCGGTGCGACTGCTAGAGTAGCAGCCAAACTGACGCCATTAAAGGCTTGCTCTGTTACATCCGCAGGAAGATTCTTGGTCTTAATCATACCGCTAGTTATGGTTTCAAATACTCTCCGTCCTGATAACGTTAATTCTGATAAAGGTCCTACATGAGCATCTGAAAATGGCAACATCTCCCTAATCTTTCCCAATGCACCTTTTACAGCGTTTACCGGGGCTGACACCGCACTTGTGATTCCCTCTGTGAAGGTTGTAAGAACCTTAGCTCCTGACTCCTTAAACCATGCCAAAGACCCGGTTATGAAATCCTTAACTGATTGGATTCCACTTGAAAAAGCACCAGTAATCTTAGGCCAACTATTAGAGAAAAAGCTCACGACGCTATCCCAGTTCTGCCACAAGAGTACCAGGGCTGCTATTAAAGCCACGATACCGATAACAACCCAAGTCATAGGATTAGCCAGGAGAGCCACTGTGAAAGCCCATACTGAGGCTATCAGACCAGGCATTGCGGTGACTGCTGTTGTAACTGCTTGTCTAGCCATTTGAACTAAGCTGACTACAAAGTTCTTTACGGCTGTCGCTCCGTTGACCGCAGCAGCTCTTGCCATGTTAAAGATTGATGTAGAAACATTCTTGATGCCCGTTGCTGCTGAGGAAGCAAAGCTTTTAACTCCTCCAAAAGCTGCCTTGAGTGAGTCTCCTGCGTACATGGCCTGAATTCGAATAGTAGTTAGCATGTCAGGTATTTTTTTCAATGTTACTACGAAGTTAACAATTCCCCCAGCAGTCTTTGTAACTACTAGTCCAAGTGCCCCAAAACCCGCAATAAACACTCCTAGAACCGCTAAAATGATAGAAATTGTAATTACAGTTAAAGAAATAACCCTGACAAGATCCTGATTTTTTCCTATCCAAGCACCCACTTTGTCGATTACCTGACCGCCACGATCGAGTAATTGATTGAAGGTTGGTAATAGAGTATTTCCAACTTCTTCACCTACATTGTGAAGCCGCTGCTGTAATACCGTGAATTTGTCAGGCTCAGTATCATTTATTGCATTTGCCATAGCGCGAACTTCGTTAACACCATTCCCCATGGCTCCGTATACAGATAGGATGCCACTTTGGAGATCCCCTGTTTTGTTATACAGCAAGTCGACCATATCTACAGCTTCATCGGTTCCGAAAGCCTCTACCAACTTCATCTTTTCCGCAGAATCCATTGTTTCACCGAATTTACCTTTCAGTAAACCGAGGATTTCAGGCATACTCAAAAGCTGTTTATTGGCATCAGTGAACTTTAGACCCAAAGTTTCTCCGGCTTTAGCAGCCGATCCAATAAAGGCTGCGTATTTAGTACCGGCTTCGCCTCCACTCATGGTGGCTTGCAGCATTCCAAGTATGGCAAATTGTTCTTCCATTGGGACCTTTGCTGACGTTGCAGCTGCTCCCAATCCAGAGATAGCCTGTGCCATACTAGCTCCGTCAGTTTTAAAAATATTAGCAGTATTACCAATCCCAGCTGCAAACATTTCTCCGAAATCAATATCGGACATATCCTTATAAAACCCTTTATAGATACCATACCCAGTTGCGAAGAGACTGGTCATCTCTGCGGTAGTCGCCTTTGTTCCCTTGGCGGTTATACCTGCAATCTCTGTGTATTTACCGACCGCCTCATCACTCAAAGAAGCAATTCCAGATTTAATGTCGTATGCAGCGCCAATAAAATCAGCTTTCGTTGTTCCTGCCCACGTATCCGAAAAGCTTTTTGCAGCATTTTCGAGTGTTTTTAAATCCTTGACTCCAACTGATTTTAATTCTCCGAGAGCTTTTCTTGTTCCAAAGGTAGCTGTAACAGGGGCGATCATAGCCCCCGCGATCTGGCTCCCAACGCCAGCAATTGCAATCCCTGTCTTCGCCATATTATTAAAGGACTGATTGAGCTTTTCGATTTTTCCAACGGAACTATCCACGGTGGACCCGACTCTCGCCATGGGGCCTGATAAACGATCGATCATGCCAACAATTACACTTAACTTAAAAACCGTATCTAAGCTCACACTATTTTCTTCACCCCCCTGTATAAAAATGTTAAACTATGGTATATTCAAATAAAAAGGAGGGTTCAATCATGATCATGCTTCTTTTAACGGGTCTTTTTTATATCGTCCTTTTCGCCCTTGGTGCTGGTGTCGTAATATCAGTTGTTATCTTTGTACCGCTTACTATCTATGTGATCCCATATTGCCTTTGGGTCGGCAATCAGTTCACCATAGGCAAGCATCATGACAAGAAGAAGGAAAGTCTCTTTAAGACTGCGAAACACGCCACAATCTTATACAAAAGCTGGATTTCAAGAAAAGAACCGACCTTTTAACGAGGCCGGTTCTTTTTTATTCCGAAAATACTTTCGAAATAGCCCGGGCCATTACATTCTCTTCGAGCTGTTGAATGTATCTTGCCTGAGCAAGAGCCTTCAAAAATTCGTCCATGTCCATGACTGCAACAGCTTTCTCCAAAAGAGCAGGAGGTAAGTATCGGTGTATTTCTAGGGTGCCAGCCTGAATGTAATTTGTACTTATCTCCTGGAGCTGCTCCTCTAGAGCTGCTTTAAATTTATGTCTTTAGACAACCCCAACATGTTCAAAAGCTTTTCCCCGATACTAAGGGAGAGGGCAGGGTATTCTTCAAGATCGGCCTCAAGTTTCTGTGTCTGTTCAGCAATAATGTTGTCTAGGACAAACGCCTTGAGTGCCTTTGTCGGGCTTTGGGAAGTGCTCTTTACATATCGGTCATAACTTGCCGTTGCAGGTTTTTTAAAAACGTAATCAAGCTCAACGGTTGCTGAATCGTCCGGCTCAATTGTCGCTTTAACGCAATATACCTTTCCGTATTTAGCCTTATATATTTCCACGTTATCGATATCCATTTTTCTTCCTCCAATTTGTCATTTATATTGAGACTAACGCTCTTTAAACTGCCTTTAAACCGTCCCTAGTAATGCCGTTAACAATGATAAAGTCCATGTCAACCTTCAAGGATTTATCTCCCTGGGCATCTTTATGACTCGTCTTCGTAAAGGTCACGGTGTCTAGCTCATCCGTAGTAGTCCTTTGGGATAGATTCGCATAGCTGACAGTGATTTTTGGTATTACGAGCTTGTAAAGAGAAACGTCCTGCTGCTTGCAGTAATTTACGAGATCATCAAAGTCATCTTTGAGAAACGAGATCTTTCCCGATGCTTTATAGTTCCCAGTACCGTAACCTCTTGGACTGCTGCCTTTTCCGTAAACGGCTTCTTTTTCAAGCTCATCATCATAGGAGATTTCTTGGACCTCAATCTCAAGCCCCGGAAGCTTCACAGCTACATCAGACCAGTCATAACTCTTGCCGTTAATGATCGACATCTTACATCCCTCCTTATAGCTGTTTTGTGAATGGATTTTCCATTCCAAGGTCAATCTCGATTTCTCTGATATGACCAATTGGAATATATCTAATAACGATAATCAGTTTTTCGGTGGCAAGAATATCCTGACCCTCTGGAACTATGATCTTTGCCGAAGATATTTCCTTCGATCTCGCCATTATGTCGAGTGGTATCTGAATGAATTTAGCTATTGTTTCAAGGCTACCCTGGACATCGACCATGTCTACGTCACTTTGAAGCTCCAGAAGTGCTTTCTTTCGTGTCTCTTTTACAATTTTATTTTTTACCCTGACATCCTCAGCATATCGATAGTCCGATCCATCTGGGCACATCATCCTAGCATTTGTAACATAGAACCCCTCAAGCCCTTCATACTTCCTGAAGGTGAGATATTTTGTTTCATCGAGTATTCCGATGTAATCTTCAATCCCCACCGGAAGTAGTTCCAGCATTTTATTCTCGGAAATACTGAAGCTTTTAACTTCACCAATTGACTGCTGTACCTTCGATTTCGAGTATAGGCCACACACAATCCCTGCGTTGTTGATGTCGTGGATCGTGCCGTCCATCCTCGTGTAGAGAGACCTTGCTGTCACGATCTGTATATCATAGTTCTGCAGACCAATTCTCTCGTCAACAAGGTATTGAGCGTATTCATCTAGGCTTTCGTCTTCAGTGATATTCCTAGCTTCAAGCACAAAAAACAGAGGTTTTTTGTACTGCTCATAAAACGTCTGCTCTTCTGAAGATACTGCCGCCCATAGGGCCTTTGTTGACTCTCCGACGATATGGACAAACTCGAAGGAGTAGCTTGTATTCCTCAATTTATCGATTGCACCGAGCACGTCCTCATTCGTCATTTGCGGAGCTTCGGTTTTAACGGTATAGGTATCACCAATCTTAAAAGAGTCTGCCTTGACCACATCCTCGGTAAACTTGAAAACGACTCCCGTTGAAGGAATACTGACCTCTCCATTGACTGCCAAAGTGACTTCATCGGAGTACGAATACCCTCCATCTACCGAATACCGCAGCACCGCTTCATTGAATCCTCCTGCACCTGTAAATTTCACGAGCAATTCATAGGCATTGTTAGGCGCTCCAGTGACCGTGCATAGTCCCAATCCTGTTCCAGCCTTTGTCACGGTTCCGATCGTGCCAGCTACCGACGCAATAACTGGCAAGCAGTAGATCATATTAGAGCCATTTTCCACACTATCCATGCAAGCATCAGCTAAAGGACTCAGACCGAGTTTTTCTTTGATTTTCTTTGCGTTCATTGTCCCAGAGATAACAATAGGAACACTCGACACGATAGGAGAAACTCCAATCTTAAAATGAATGCCTACTCCCTTAGTGGTATCCACTCCAAGGCCCCCGTCAGTAATGATTGTATTAACGTCCCTTAGCGGCATCCTTTTTCACCTTCCTTCCTCCAGCAGGAGACTCTAAGAACTCTTTCAGTGCGTTCTCGTAATCCTCTTTGGTGACTGCCTTTCCTGCTCTCCAGCCTTTGGCAGCCTTCGCGCCCTGGAAAACTTTATCAGGCGTTTGACTTTTTTCTTTTAAGTCCTCAATAGTTAAAAGACTATGTGTGTCTTCTGCACTAGCTTTATTCATCGTTTTCTCCTTCCACTTCAATTGTTAAGTCAAACTCCTTAAGTTTGCCTAAAGTGCTATCTTTATAAAGCCCACCATCAAACCGGATCTTGACCTGAACTGCAACTTTGGCCTTTAGCACACTGTCATTCTCTTCAACCCAGTCAGCATCTTCGACTTCGATTGCTGTGAAGTTATCGTCAATCAAGATCCCACGGTCCAATAAGCCAATAAACTTCTCGAATATGCTTTCACATTTGCTCTGGTCATACTCGCCAATCACCACAACGAAACTTGATTTTCGGTCGAACGTTTTAACTCTTTTCTGCTTAATGCCTAGTTGATCTACATATATAGTTTTTGCTCCGCTTCGTTCGAAGCTATCACCTGCAAATAACACTGCTCCGATATGACTTTCGTTAGATGCTTCAAGCTTCTTTATGCATGTAAAAACCTTTGATTTTATCCCCGCCTCCGTGATCTTTTGAATTAAATACTCTTTGCATTGTTCGATCATGTTTAATCCTCCGCTAAAGCATCCTCAAGAGTTCCCCTGATTTCGTGCATATCGTCTTCCGAGATGCCCAAGAAGGGACGTGCTGGAATTTTGACCGTGACGGTTACTTCCTTTTTACGAATCCATTTGTCACCTATCTTGAATACGAGTCCCTTGGATGTCTTGGCTCTAATGGTAATTTCTCTGCCTTCTTCTCCGAACTGGTGAGTTCTGGCATAAATCTTATTGGTTCCTATCGCAAATCCCGTTCCATCAGCCTCGGACTTGATAGAGTTTTTGAGGCCCGCAGTATTTGTCAAGGTTGTGCCACCCTCACGAGTGGCTCTGATTGACTTTTCCCACGTTTTTCCTTCAGGGTCTTTTGTTTCCTTGAAGCGTTCCCTGGTAGAAGTGCGGAGGGATTCTGCCAACGCCAAGCTTACACCTCTAAGATCTACTTCCTCCAATTGGCGGAGCCTTCTCATGAGTCGTCTAACATCTCCATCGAGTCTAATGCTGTACACGGTTTACATTCCTCTCATGGATTCTCGCGAGAATAGTCTTGGACTTGAACTTATATTGAACCCGGTATTGGCCTTAATAGTGGTATCTGATATTCCAATCTCGATCATGCCTTTTGCGACATTTTCAAGGAACCTAACAGCTGCCTTATACCTTGTAAGGTAATTGCTTTCTTTCTCACTCTCATCAATCCCAATCCTTGAGAAGAGGTTATACACCGCGATATCCTTAGAAAACTTATTAATCACCTTTGGAATAGGGGAGAAGGGGATGGAATACCTTTTAGCAAGGTATCCGTCGATTTCACCGTCTGCATCCCCAATAGCCTCCTCGATAATGGGTATAATCTTTGCTTCTCTGAGGGCTTCGTCCTCGATGTACTCATCTCCGATGATGGCATTTAAGGCATCCGGTTTTATCATGCCTCTGACTTCTTCAAGTGTGCAGTATGGCATTACTCTGCATCCGCTCCAGTAGAACCAAAGGCCATCTGCCAAAAGCCGTACCCGGCATTAGCTCTTGAGGTTACACCATAGATAAACTGTTTTCTCATGAAGACATTCTCATCCTTGTCGTCAATTAAAGCGTCAAACTTTGGAGCTTTCCGTTCTTGAAAGATGAAAGGCTTTAACGCTTTAGTTGTACAAAGGAGATACCACGCCGTGTCCGTGTCTTCTCCAGCAAGGTCAGGAACAACCATAAGCTCTGCTGTACCCTTAAAGACGTTGTCAGAGGCTTCAATTTGATCAGCAAGCAATATTTTTCTTGCCATTCCTTCATTGGCAGGAGCTACCATCAGGATATTAGGAATGAGCTTCAAACTGTTTCCATTTTCATCAACCTGAGACATTATGGCGCTTCTTGCTTCGGCGTAGGATTCGACAGTAAGTTTTTTTGTACCCTTGTTGCTGACAGTCTTTTTACCTGCCTTGTGTGCATCCGAGAAGAACGGCTGCCCATCATAGCATTTATTAGTGAAACCTCCCTTTACGAGTCCGAAAACAAGGTCATCAGGGAAGGTTACCGTGCTTTGAGCGATATCCTGGATGACTGGATTATAGACTCCAATTTTGTCATCCTCGATGTCATTCCGATCAACCCCGATGGTCAGCTCAAAGTCCTTGTTTTTTATCGTGTAATCAGATCCGGTAAGGTTTTGAATCTCACGATCTCCAATCCATTCCCTCATTCGAGGGATCTTGCCAAGCCATTTATAGTTTTCTTCCCCGGTCTCACTTGGAACTTTAGTTGCGATCTTGTCCCAAAGCGTCGTGCTTGTATCAAAGACCTTGTTGAATATTGTCTTAAAGCCTGTCGTGATTCCCACTAATGCTTGTTGATTTACTATCATCTTATAATTTCTCCTTCTCTAATTAGAATGCATAATTACACAAGGGCATAATCAATAGAAATCGCAATCGATGTACCACCTGTAAAAGCACCTGTAGCTACTAAATTCATGCTCTTACCGGATGTCAATTCTCCCTGGAAACCAGCGCCATCTGTTACATTAGCAACAGTAGCCTGAGATCCGATTTTTGCCCCATCTGTTAATGCTGCAGCTAAAGCAGTACATACTACAATCGGTACGTCGTTACTGTCTTGCAGCTTAATATTTGTACCTGCTGCAAACGGACCGCTTACTCGAAGCGAGTAATTTAACGGTACAATCTTTTTCCCTATAACGCCTGGAATAATTGCCTTACCCGCGTTGATTTCTGCAAGACTGGCTATTGCCACTGCATTGAATACATGCCTTTTTGCCGCATGAGCAGCAATTGTATCAGCATTACCTTTCACCGTTTCAGTGGTTCTGCCTACGCCGGCCAGTTCATAAAGGACAAGATCAGGAGATTCCCACATATCAACCCAAACTCCGTCAGATTCAACAGCAATAACTTTCCCGGCCACCGACCGAGCGGAAGATTCATCTGAAGAGGATACTGTTTCATCATCCACGATAAAGCAGTCTTGAAGGACATGCGCCCCTGTCACTGGGTTATCAGAATCGTTCTCGAACTTAAAGCAGCCTCTTTTAACTCTTACCAATTTATCGCCGTTTTGCCCAGCAAAATTGTTGACATATTCTTCAGCTCTACCAAGACAAACAAGTCCGGCCGCTTCTTTCCCCGGCTTGGCATAGCCTGCTTCCAATACGACTAAGCCTCCTTCGTAAATAATTGTTTGTGCCGCAACAAGCACTAATAGAAAATTGACCTTCCTTTCAGAAGTGTTTCTTCCTACACTTAACACTGTTACTTCACATCCTTTCCGTACTTGTCAAGGTCTTCCTTAGAAACTCCCAGCTGCTTGCAGACTGCCATAGTTGTTTCGGAAACTTTGCCATCATTACGCTTGGAGTCTTCAATATCAAGTTCTCCCATTGGAACGGCTTGAGGAGCCTTTTCCACAAACTTTGTAAAGCCTTCAGGGTCTTTCAAAGCGTATTCTTCAGCCCATTCCTTCTGGGCTGCTGAGATTTTACCCGCCTTCAACGCCTTGATTACCAGCTCACCGCTGTCCTTTTTATCAAGTCTTTCCTTGAGCTTGTTGAACTCTGTTGCCGGCACAAAGTTGGCAGGGTTTTTCAGGGCCATGATAGCAGCCGCCACATCCTCAGTCTTAGACGCTTTATCATCGATTCCGAGCAGACCGCAAATCACTTTATTTGACACAATTTCAGTTCCAGTATCCTTTTTCAGCTTTTCCGACTCCCCAAGGGCCGTCGTGAGTGCTTGCATTATTTGTTCTTCCGTAGCTCCTTCAGGTAGACCGAGAAGAGCCGCTAATTTATTTAAGTCCATTTCCATTACCCCTTTTTCAAATTCATCTATGTTTAACGAGTTCACAATGGCGTACATTCCATCAATCGCCGGTGTGTTGGTAAGAGCTGCAGAGTGAAGGACAACGGCCTTTTGGTCACTCTTTCTGACCAGAACGACAGGTGAGAGGTATTTGTATTCCTTATTCTTCAGATACTCCTCAGCCTTTGGTGTCCACTCAACCTTTGCTGCAATTGCCCCATCTTGGATAAACAAGTCCTTGATCCATCCTCCAGCAGGGGCCTGAACGTCTTCAAGGGTCTGATGCTCGTAGTCAATGACGATGTCGATTCCTCGTTCTTCAAAGGTGTTCTTGATCCGTTGAAAGCTCTCCTCATCGACAAGAAAATCTCCCTTTTGGGACTTAACAAGCCCGAGGGGCAATAGTTTTATGACACTGGGCACTCCATCGATTTCCGATGAGCTTACACTTAGTATTAATTTTCTTGCCATAAGGTCACCACGCTTCATACTTAATTCATCAGGAAACCGCGTTAGTACGCGTTATAACGCGGGTTGAATTTCATTCTGGTATAATCACATCACTTTATGGATAAGCTATTAAATTAGCCCTTATGGAGCATCTTGTTTGTTCTGTGTTTTTTCCCTCCTTTCGAAGGCATTTTTGAGACTGTCCGGGTAGTCCGCGAGATCTGGTTTAAAGACAACCTTTGCCGGATTAGTATCAAACTTCGGATCAGGATGTACATTCACAAAGCTTCCGTTGATTTCTGCTGATCTTGGAACTTCTTCCTCAACTGTCAGTCCTCGTTCTTTGACTTGTCTTGCAGATAGGGTTTTGACTCCACATCGGCACCGAAAGCCATTTGGAGGATACCAAGTATCCCAAATAGGGTCGTCAGCCTTAAAAACTCGTCCGTCCATCGCATGATGGGAGAGCCTCGTGTGCTTATCGTTGACAGCGTCATACTGCCAATAAGGTCTAAGCTTAAGGACTCCAGGGTCCATCATCTGTCGATAATGTCCCACTTGATAGGCTGTTTGGATGTTCGTTCTGAAGATATTGTCTGCTTGGAAGTTCGTTATGCCTTTATAACCTTTGTCCTGCAGGAAGTCATTCATCCGGTTTTTGAATTCCGTCATTGTCGTGCCTTCCTTGATTGCCTTTAGGAGCTCGCCATGAAACTGATTAAGAACCTGAATTTTTGAATATCCCGATACTGTAAAGGCTCGTACTTGGTACTCTTCAGCTAGCTTGTAAAAGTCGGAAGGAGAAATAGGTAGTTTCTCCCCAAAGAAACTTGCTGCTTCTTCAAAGACAAAGCCTTTGTCTGTCAGTAAATTAAACAGCTCTTTCATTTTCCTTCATCCTCCCGAGCATATCCGCGTAAAACATTGACTTCTGAAGGAGCTCATCAAGGTCTTTGACATCCATTTTTTTATAAAGACTCTCGACAAATTTATCGTCTTCAAGCTGTTTCTTTAATTCCTCAAGACTCTCTGAACTTTCAAGTAGTTTCATAACAGGCTCAAATATTTTGGCAAAAAGGTTAGAGCTTTGAGCAGCCGCCGCATCAGCCAACGTGTCCACCTTGACCTGATAATCCTGACTAATCGTTTGCTCTTTTGCGATATCCTCCTTATTTTTCAGGAGCTTGAACTCCTCTTTGAGAGGAACTGCTACGGATGCAGGAGGAGGAGAGGGAGAGGGAGGAGTCGCCACTTCTTCGCCAGCCTCTGGCTTTGGGATACTAAACTTCTTGTATAGATGAGCCGTCGGTATCTTTAGACCTATTTTACAAATTAGTGTTTCAAAGATTTCAGCAGCTTCCTTCAGGTCTCCGGCTTCCTCACAATCAAACCTGATGTAGGGAATCCTTCTATCCTCACCAAAGTTGAAGAGTACAAGAGGTCGAATCAAATCTTTTCTTAGAGTAGCAGCAATAGCCTTGCAATCTGCAGCGGTCAAGTCATGCCTTACCTCATTGTGAGTCTTTGACTGAGCATAAGATCCGCCTGAGTCGCTGGTGAGAGTCTGGCCTAAGACCGCCTTTGAGATCTGCTCATCACAGAAACGGGCTAGAGATTCATAGACATCGACGGAGGTTGTCTTTGAGCTTTCTATAAACTCAATATCCGTACCCTCCGGGATGATGCCCGCTGCGTCTGTGCCGATCTGTACGAGCGCCCTCATAAGCGCAGCTTTGTCCTCATCACTTGCTGAAGGGTTATACTTTCCAAGTCTTAAGGGCATTCCAAAGAGTTCACAGAAGCTCACCCAGTCTTTGATGTCGTAATTTTTGAATAGATACATCCAAGCCACTACACGGAGGACTCCAGCTCTCGACGGATGTCCTGACCTGGCTTTGTAGCGGTGGATTATAAACTTATCTTTAGGGATTTCAATTCCCGAGGCAAACTCTTTTGTAATTACTTTGAAGGTGTCGTTATGGTCCCAGAAGAATTTCTTCTGAGGTCTTTGTTTGATGTCTTTGACCGTAATTCTTTCTTTGTAATAGTCATATACCCAAATGATTTCACTGACCGCAATCCCTTTACCAATAGCGTCTAATAAATCCATGAGCACATCTTCAAAGTTTTCCAGGCTCTCAATTTCATCTTTGACGAACTCAGCGATGGTCTTATCTAGTTCATCATCCGAGAAGGGGATCACCTCATAGTCAAGGCCTGTGACTGCGTTTTTCCTCGTCTGAAGCTGAGAGAAGAGGTGAGGGTCTTTTTCTTCCATCTCCTCGAAAAGCTCCATTTGCCGCATGACATCTCCGTCATCAGCTTCTCGGAAGATTTGAGCAAGCCGGACCGGAGTCAGACCATTGGATGGATACGTCGAATATTTATCTTGCACCTGGGCGACCGCTATTTCTGAAAGATCCGGCTTTTTCCCTGTGCCTTTACCACCGGATAATTTTTTCTTGTTTTCTTTTTTACTCAATAAGTCTCACCCCCTAGAAAGCCCCTCGTTTGAACTTCATCATCCTACTTATAACCGATTTGTAATCAACCTTAGTGCTGGTCTTAACCTGTAGAGCAAGCCTGACTGCCATCTCTACACCGTCCGGGCCGTCATCGTTGCGACCCATAGGATACTCCTCGAACTGCTGAAGGAGCATTTTATGCTTGGGGTTAAACTTTAGATACTTGTTTTTGATGAAGGGCTGTAAGGATTCGATCCTAACATTCTTGTTCTGGACGCTGTTGATCTCCTCAATAGGAAGGTACACGCCATCTTCCAGGCTTTTTTTAACCATGACATCCTTAAAGTAATACTGAAATTGGACGGTCTCTACACCGAACCGATAGAACGGTTTTCTAAAATCCCGCTTAAGTCTCTTGGACATTTCAATGGCATCGTCGATGATGGCATCCGGTTTCCTCTTCTCAATGGAAGCCTCCACAATGTACATGTATCCCGTTCGGAGGTTCTTTGCTAACGCGATAATGGAAGACGTATCACTCTTCCCGTTCTTTCCGAGGGACGGGTCATTGGAGCCGATGAAGACAAAGTCCAGGTCAGAGAAGTTAAGAGCGGACTCATCGTAGAAATCAAACCATTCCTTATTAAATGCACAAGAATCCGGGTCAACAGGGTCATTCTGAATTTCCGAGTTAAAGCTTGCTTGGCCTTCAGAGATCTTAATAATCATAAGGTCATAGTAAGAAAGCTTCGATTCCCACAAGACCTCAGTGCCTTGATTCATGTCCTCTTGGTTAGCCTCAAAGAATTCCCTGGCATCTTCCTGTCTGCTAACATTTTCAAGATTAATGTAGATGACTTCCCACGCGTCCCAAAGGTCTTGACGATCCGCGAAGCTGATAACCCCTCGGTACTTCACAGAATGGTATTCCGGGTTCTTCAGCACCTTAGAGAGGAGGGAGTCGTAATGCAGAATCGTCCCGATATAGACAATGTCCGTGTAGGTATCTCCAGCCTTGGATACTGCCTTATAAAACCAACTCTCCAGCTTCTTCCGCTGCTCCGGTGTATTGACGTTTTCGTCGTTTTCGATATCGTCCAGGACGATCAGGTCCGGTCTCCAGTTCCTGTGTCTTCGCCCCCTGATCTTTTTGCCGGAGCCGATGGCATCAATCTTGATGTCCGTGGATGTGAGGATAATTCCTGCCTTCCAGACATCGCCTTTTAAGTTGCCAAAATCCTCAAGGATATGAGGGTTTTCTTCGAGTTCTTTTTTAATATCTGTGAGGAATCCTTCCGCTTGCTCTGTGCTGTCTGAGAGGATGATTAGATAATGCTTGTACTCATAAAGCGTGGCGTGGAGTGTATCCTTGAAGGTGAAGTTGGTTGACTTGGCGTGACCACGCGGGGCGGCAATGGCCCGTCTGCATCCCTTATCCCTAGATATTTCCTTTTTGCTGACGGTCGGATCTTTACCCTTCATAACCCCTTGGGTCCAAATTCCGTCAAGCTTTTCGTGAAACTCAGGAGACTCTCGGATGAAGTAGTGGGGGAGATAGGCTCTGCCGAAATATCCGAGGTCGATGGCACCTAATCTCTTCCTGAGTCCTTTCAGTCCGGTGAGTTCTCCTCCGGCCTGGTATTCCTTCAGGAGCTTTTCTCTGAGTTCAAGGTTTTGATTGTTTCTCAGTATGTAAGTTTCGAAAAGATGTTTCTGATACTCCAGGTTTTGGACTACTTCACCATCAACTTCTTCGTCGAGCTGCCTTATATAATCATCCAGTTTAATCATTAGCGACCATTTTCTCTTTCGCCTTTAAGAGCAAAGACCTTAATTCTTTGGCAAGTTCGGGGTCTGATTTAATGGCAGCCATCATTTCAGTCTCCATTCCCTGGAAAGCAAGTTCGATCTTCTTTTTGGAATCTTGCCTTACCCGATCTTTATAGGTCTTAGTCCGACTCAAGGCAGTCATCAAACGTCCAACTTTGTCTAAGGGGAGAGTGTCGAATTCTTCTTCAGCCATCGCTAACCTTTTTACGAGGCCATCCGCAAGGAGCATATTCCCGGCATCCGTGTAGTCTACATCAGGATTCATTTTAACTGCGTTGATAAGGACCTCAGTTTGTCGCTGTGCTTCCACGATCCTCTGAGATACCTGGTTGATCTTGAGCGCATATCTTCCGACAGCACTCTTGCTGATTTCATGTCCCTGGGCCTTTAACCAATCGGATATGGCCTGATAGGTTGTCTTGGTTTTTACAAGCTTGACATCCACTTGCAGTCGTATCTCTTCCGGTAATTCATCCAGGCTTGTAGATATCCGAGTCCTTCGTCTCTCTTTTCCCATTTAGACATCAACTCCCGGATCTTCGCTTGTTCCCTCGACTAGATCAACGCCGTTTCTAGTGAGCTTGATCACTGTATCCTTGCGGTAGGCGGTGTATGCAGTCACTTTTTTATCCGTAAACGATACATATCCAGCCTCCACTAAATAATCCAGGTACTTGCTAATATCAGGTGATATAAGCAAGCCATCCGCAACCAGGGCGTTCGCTATCTGCCGAACGAGGAGGGAGTTTTGATGTCCTTTCACGAGGGAACGGATGATGTAGCCCCTAATTGCTTTATTGTTTCGAATCTCTATTTCCGTGATTTCATCCATAGTTTGTCTCCTTAACTCTTCGAGTTGTATTGAAGCAACTTGTCAAGCTTTCCGTCTATGTTATTCATTTTGTTGTCCACATTATTGAGAGAACGAATGAAGTCTTCTCTTAAAACATAGACAAAGGGCAGATCGCTTTTCAGATCATTGAGTTCGTCTTTAAGTTTTTTAATATCACAGCCAAGATTCACTTCTACTTCCTTGACTTTTTCGTCGTTTTTCTTGATTCCATTTTTGAGCTCAGATAAAAGGCTTTTGAAAAAGAAGCCGAACCCGCCGATGACAAGTGCTGTGACTGTCTGCAAAATCCAGGTTATTTCCATACATTCAGCTCATAACTTCCACCATTCTTGAGCTGAAAGACTTTAGCCTCAATGGTTTTTGTCAGATAGGCTGAGAAGCTTCCAAAATTCTTCTCAATCAGTTCCTTGCACTCTGGCCTCAACGCTTCGACAATTTCTTTGAATGCTTGCGTTCCCAGTGCTTCAAGTTTTGACTTGTCTTCCAATTCATCTTTGACCGCTTCCCTAAGAGATTTTGCTGTTGTTTGTTCGATCTGCGTTACCGTCTTGGTTACAAGTTCATCGACGTCATTCAGTGCGTCCAATAAGAGATTTCGCTGTTCATCGTTCTTGATCTGCTGCGTTTCAGTCTTTACTTTAGTAGTCACTTTATGGAGTGCATTAACCCCAAAAGCAAGCAATAGGGAAAGAGTAGCAAGAACTAGATCGGACAACACGGGAGATAATTGATTCACACTTTTACCCTCCTTTTGCATATAAAAAAGCTAACGGCAGGAATTAATTTCCTACCGTTAGCTTATCAATTTTTATATGAACGTTACATACGAAGTACTTCAGAGTTTTAGTTCTGAGAGTGTATTCTCATCGTCATTATTTCCGAAGAGGTTCAGTTGCCCTTCAGCCCAACCTTCTCCGCACAACCCCCTAACCCAGCGTTCAGACAAATTGTATTTTTGGGCTAGTAAAGCATGATTAAATCCATTGAACTCTTCCTTGATGTGTATATCCCTAATAGGGCGCAAAAGGCTTTCTTTCTTTGGTATATAGAACGTAACTCCACCTACGAGGTCAGCTAGTTCTATCAGATTCTCGATTCCGATTCGTTCCGCAATGCTTCGGAATATTCCCTCGGGTATCATCTCCAGCGTCAATTCTTTTACCCATTCATCGATTGTAACCACCACCCATTATAATCGCTTATACCAGGAATGGGAAGTAAAACTTACTCATCGCCAAGGTACTTGCCTACCTCATAGGCTGTTCCTGCCCAAGATTTCCCCGATAGTACGGTCTCGTTAGGATGATTAACCGTGCTGCCACCGATCACGAGAAGTTCCTTAGCTTGCATTGCCTCCATTGGAGCTGAGTGATCGGAATTCCGTACGAAAATGGCACAATTCCCATTCCTAGTAGCAGCCTTAAAGCCTGCCTCTTTATCAGCTTCCGTGAATAACAAGACTGCTTTTTTTAACACAGGCATGGATTCTTCTCTACCTCTCTTAACATTTTCAATTTCTTTGTCAATCGCTGATAATAGTTGTTCCCACGTCCGACCATACTGAGTTAAAAAGGGGATAGGGTCAATATGATCAGTTTCATGCCACATTTGGGATACACCACGATGAGAGAAAACATTGTCGTCCGTATTCCATTTGTAACGTACACAAGCGTCTGCCACAACCCATACGGTACGATTCCACACTTCATCGAATTGGGCGTATCGGTTAGGATCATCTAAACTAGGCTCACACATTTCAAGACTGATGAATCGGTTATTGGCCGTTTTACCAGCGTGCCATGCTCCTTCATTTTCAGGAATAAGATTATAGATCGTTGTCCAGTCAGCAATTTTGTGAGCACTGCCACTGACTTTTTTGCTGCACCAATAATCGAAGTGATCTTTAGCAGTTGCTCCTGGGTTAGCTGTAGAGTGTATGACAAAGCCCTGGGGCATGATCTTTAATCCTGGACGGTTATAGGAATTCAACCATTTTTCTTTAACCTCAAACACTATTTTGTTTCCTCCCCGAATTTTTTAAGTGTTTTTCTGACTTCCTGGACGAGCTCTTCCTTGCTCATTTTGGTATAGCCTTTGACTTTGTTCTTTCTACACGCGTTTCTCAAGTGGGTGATGGGCCAGTCTTCAAGTTTTCCCATTTCGATAGTGATCAGTTTATCGTTGGTTTTTTTGGAATCTATTACCTCTAAAGCTTTGTCCAGAGGCATCTTTTTCAGATAGCATTGATAACCAATCTCCCAGCAATAAGCGGTTGCCTCACTTAAACATTTCCTTTCTTGTATTTCTTGCATCGTTTTTCCGCGTTCCCTTACTTTGATATAAGTTTCCAAATTTACCATAGCCATATCATCATCTCCTTTTTCCGACTCCCGCCCTAATGGCGCACTCTGTACAAAGGGCCCTCATGCCTGTTGCTTTAACCTGTCTTGTCAGGTCACCCTCCCAGCATTTAGAACCGCAGACCGGGCAGCTAACCAGTTTCCAGTCGTCATGTTTTGGATTTGGCACATTCCTTTTTAAAGGCATACAAGCATATCCGAGTTTACCGGGATTCCACGGTCTGATTTTTACCTCAATGTTTGACTTGCGCCCCAGTATAATCAACCCTTTCCTTTTCCGGTTATTTTGAACCCATACATAAGCAACGTTTCTTTATCGCTTGGAAAGTCATCAAAGATTTTTTCGTCGCTAAGAGAGTATTGTCTCTCCTTGAATAGACTTGCAACTTTCTTGATGTTTGCCATACTTACATCAACATTTCGTTTTTTAAGTGCTTTCTTGATAATCTCAACATCCACCATAAACGTAAGGCTGATTTTGATTTTCTCCATTTTCCCATCCTTTCTTTAAAGATTGCGTATAGGAGCAACAACCTTCTCATAGAGATCCATATACTTGTACTTTGAATCACCATTAGCCTTAATTTCTGCCTCAAATTTCTTGATTTCTACTGCAATTTTGAGCACCTTCAGAACTCCAACTTCCTCCGCTGTTACCTTAATCTTAGAACTCTTACCCATGCTCGGTGTCATCCATCTGATGGCTGCATGTATATACTCTAAGTCGCCAAAGCTTCCCAAGTTCTCCCTAAACTCTGCAACAACTTCTTTGGCAAACTTAGTCCGGTTAAGTCTTGGCTTGATAGGATGGAGGATGCCTTCCTTTCTCATTTCCTCTCTGATCTCTTTGTTGAGCTTCTTTTGAGCATTGGTGAGCTTCTTGTAGCCTTTCTTTCTAACAGTCAAGGCGACACCCCCATGGCGTTGCTAGGCACTTGGAATCCAATTCACTTATTCGCTTCCCGAGTTTCTTTTTGACCCTTGGTTTTCTCGTTCTCCTTTGGATACTCTCAAGCCTTGATATGAGCTTGTTGTATCTTTTAACATTTTGGTATTCCTGCTCTCTAAGAAGCCGAATTTTCTTCATCAATGGAACATTCCATGCTTTTCCGATAGGTTGCGCAAGCTCCGAATATTCCCTTCGACTTTCCAATTCTACGATACTCGTCTTTCTGACAGCTTTCCAGATAACGGAAGCAATTCTTTTGACTGTCTTTTTGAAGGAACTCCATGCCTTTATCACATACTCAACGAAACTCTCAGCCTGTTCTATCGAGATCGTTTGCATCTGCATTCTATGCCCTCCTTTAATCTACAGAATCTCTTTGAAACGGTAATCAAGAGCCAGTGGGTCTTCATCCTCAGAAAGTACCATTTTGCCTAAGTACATCTTTCCCGTGTGCGTGTTCTTGATTACCGT